GAAATTAAAGAAACGCCACAAATGGCATACATGCTTATTGCAGCAACATTGTTCAATAACTATCCTAAAGAAACACGTATGCGTTGGGTAAAAGATTATTACGATGCTGTTAGCTTGCATGATGTTAGTTTGCCAACTCCTGTTATGGCTGGTGTGCGTACACCACAGCGACAGTTTTCGAGTTGCGTATTAATTGAAACAGGTGATAGTTTAGACAGCATTAATGCCACCACTAGCAGTATTGTTAAGTATGTTTCGCAAAAAGCAGGCATTGGTATCGGTGCAGGCAGTATCCGTGCTATTGGTTCGCCCATACGTAAAGGAGATGCTTATCACACTGGTGTGATTCCTTTCTATAAAATGTTCCAAGCAGCGACACGTTCTTGTAGCCAGGGTGGTGTGCGTAACGGCGCTGCAACACTTTATTATCCCGTTTGGCATTACGAAGTAGAAGATTTGCTTGTTCTCAAAAACAACAAAGGCATCGAAGATAACCGTGTTCGCCACATGGACTATGGTGTGCAGTTCAACAAACTTATGTATGAACGTTTAATCCAAGGCGGCAACATTACATTGTTTAGTCCTGCAGATGTACCTGGACTATATGAAGCGTTCTTTGCTGACCAAGATCGTTTTAAAGAACTATACGAAACTGCAGAACGCAATACACGTCTACGCAAAAAAGTAATCAGCGCATTAGAACTATTCAGTTCATTTATGGGCGAGCGTAAAGATACTGGTCGCATTTACTTAATGAATGTGGACCATGCTAACAGTCATGGTGCATTTAAACCAGAAGTGGCACCAATTAAACAAAGCAACCTATGCTGTGAAATTAACCTCCCGACCAAACCATTAAATGACTTTAATGATATGGAAGGTGAGATTGCACTATGCACACTCAGTGCCATTAACTGGGGTAACATTAAAAAGCCTAGCGACTTTGAACGCATTTGTCGTTTGGCGGTGCGTGGACTTGATGCATTACTAACGTATCAAAGCTACCCTGTCAAAGCAGCAGAACGTGCTACAATGGGCAGGCGCCCTCTTGGTGTGGGCATTATCAATCTTGCATATTGGATGGCTAAGAATGACATGACCTACAGCAATCCAAACTTAGCAATGATTGATGAATACGCAGAGGCATGGAGTTACTACTTAATTAAAGCAAGTGCTGAACTAGCAGCGGAGCAGGGTGCATGTCTATGGAATGACCAAACACGTTATAGTGACGGTGTTCTCCCTATTGATACTTACAAGCGTGATGTTGATGAACTAGTTGCACCGCAGGAGCGTATGGATTGGAATGGACTACGCAAGCAGTTGCGTGAAACTGGTATTCGTAACAGCACACTAATGGCATTGATGCCCGCAGAAACGTCAGCACAGATCAGCAATGCTACTAATGGTATCGAACCACCACGTAGCTTAGTGAGCGTTAAACAAAGCAAGCACGGCGTTTTAAAGCAAGTAGTGCCTGGTATACACAAACTGAAAAACAAATATGAATTGCTTTGGGATCAGAAAAGTCCAGAGGGTTACCTGAAGATTATGGCAGTATTGCAAAAGTATATTGACCAGGGCATTAGTGTCAACACAAGTTACAACCCACAGTTCTTCGAAGATGAAAAGATTCCAATGAGTACAATGTTACAGCATTTGATGATGTTTTACAAATACGGAGGAAAACAGCTCTATTATTTCAACACATATGACGGGGCAGGCGAAGTAGACATTGACAAGTTTGCCCAATCTAGTATAGTATTAGAAGATAACATCGAACTATCTGACGCAGAAAACTGCGATAGTTGTACAATTTAAGGAATAATGATGAGTAGCGTATTTGATACAAAAAACAAATCAAACCATACTGAGTCCAAAGCATTCTTGGATCCTAATGGTGGGGTCACCATTCAACGTTACGATACACTAAAGTACCCTGCGTTTGACAAGTTTACTGATAAGCAGCTAGGGTTCTTTTGGAGACCTGAGGAAATCGACGTTATGAAAGATAGCAAAGATTTCAAAGCATTGACTGAGCATGAGCAGCACATTTTTACCAGTAACCTAAAGCGTCAAATTCTACTTGACAGCGTTCAAGGCCGTGCGCCTGTAGAAGCATTTAGCCCTATCGTAAGTTTGCCAGAACTTGAAAATTGGATTATTACTTGGACATTTAGTGAAACTATTCATAGCCGTAGTTACACACATATCATCCGTAACATCTATAGCAACCCTAGCAAAATCTTTGATGAGCTGTTGGACATTGCAGAGATTGCGGATTGTGCAGAAGACATTAGCAAAAACTATGATGATTTAATTGAACTAGCAAGTTGGTATAATTTGCTAGGAGCGGGCACACACACAGTAAACGGAAAATCGGTTGTAGTTGATCTATACGAACTAAAGAAAAAACTATGGCTTGCACTTATGAGTGTTAACATTCTAGAAGGTGTTCGTTTTTATGTCAGCTTTGCCTGCAGTTGGGCATTTGCTGAACTTAAAAAGATGGAAGGTAATGCAAAGATCATCAAGCTAATTGCTCGTGATGAGAATTTGCATTTAGGCAGTACACAACTTCTTCTAAAAACGTTGCGTAAAGATGACAGTGATTTTGATAAGATTGCAGCGGAAACGGAAGCAGAGTGTGTTAAAATGTTCGTAGACGCAGTTGAGCAAGAAAAGGCATGGGCTAACTATTTGTTCAAAGATGGTAGTATGCTAGGCTTGAACAATCGACTGCTTTGTGAATACATTGAATATATTGCAGCACGGCGTATGGTTAGTGTTAGTTTGCCAAAGGTATACAACCAATCAAACAACCCATTGCCGTGGACACAAAAATGGATTGCTGGATCTGATGTTCAAGTAGCACCACAAGAAACTGAAATTTCAAGCTATACAATTGGCGCAGTCAAGCAAGATGTGGATAGCAACACATTTAAAGGGTTTAGTTTATGATTACAGTATACAGCAAAGCAGGGTGCGGATATTGCACAATTGCAAAGGACTACCTAACAAAGAACAATTTTGAGTTTGAAGAAATTAGAATTGACTTGGACAAGGAAAAGCGTGATTGGATTGTTAAGCAAGGACACAGAACTGTTCCTCAAATCTATTACAAAGGAAAAGTACTTGTTGCAGGCGGGGGGATTGCATTGAGTAAAATGGATCCTACAGAAGTAAAACAGAATATGGAAAAAATTGATGTTATCAGTACAAGCGTTTAAGTCAGGCGATGTCGTTGTTGTTAAACTTGTGACAGGCGAAGAAATTATTACAAAACTAGTAGAGCCAGATGTTACTTCTTATAGTATCTCTAGACCATTGGTATTTACTATGCACCCACAAACAGGGCAACCGGCGCTTATTCCTTGGCTAATGAGTCTTAACCCAAAAGATCCAAAGCCAGTTGTTATTAACAAAAGTGCAGTAGTTGGCATGACCACACCAGCTAAGGAAATTGCAGATAGTTACACACAAGCCACAACGGGTATTGTTACAGCACCAGCAGGTTTTGTGCTTTAATAAATATATGTATGACAAACTTCATACATAGGCAAAATGATGCGAGAAGTTGTGGTGCAACAACTGTCACAACTTCTAACACAGTTAGAATTAACGGTAGATTTATTAGTGTTGAGGGTGATACTAATACACATGGCGGGGGAGCATTAAGAGCAACCCAAACTGCCGGCAAGGTTAGAGTAGGTGGTAAATCAGTTATTATCCTCAACGATCCAGCTTCTCCCGATTCATTATGCCCTCCATTAGGCGGCGCCCATTGTAGCCCAAAGGCTAGCAGTGCAAGTCCAAATGTAAGAGCGGGGGGCGGTTGATATGACAGGATTGACAGATTTTAAAGCAGGTTTGCAGAATGCAAGCGAATACTTAGACGGCAGACATCATCTCGGCGGCACGTTTGCACAAGGAACTGATGCACTTCGTATTGTTGGTACTGCAGAATATAGTTTCACACTAAGAGAACTACTATGCAGCATACTAGCAGGTAATGGATTTAAACTTCCAAATCTACAAATATGCTTACATGCAAACATTAATGAATTACTAGGCATACCCAATTTGCAAGCAGAACTTGCTGGTATTTTAGGACAGCTACAAGCTGGTCTCGAAAGCTTCATGGATCACACAAAGATTGATGATGTGTTAGGTCGTCTTAATAGTGTATTAGGCGAAGCACAACAAGTCGCTAACTTGATTAACTTTTGTGCAGTACCTGTAGATCCTATTGCGATCCCTAACCTATTAGAACGTGCGTTTGGTAGCTTCCTAGGTGCAGGCAAGTCTATCATCGACGCAATTGGTAACATTGCTCCTGGTGAAGTTTGTGCATGTATTGGCCCTGGCGGATTTAACACAAATGCATTCCAAGGCGGTATTTTAGGTCAGATTGCAAACAACATCGAAGCGATTAATCTAGGTAACTTAGGGCAGGGTATAATTGATGATATCAGAAACCAAGTAAGCCAAGTAACTGATAGCATTTCAAATTTAATTAGTTTTGAAAATAACATCGGCGGTGCATTTAGTCAAGGCGGTAGCCAATTTGGGGGGAACCCGGGTTGTAATACTGAAGTAGGTGTTATGCACAATCCAAATTCCAGTGTTGCAAGTAATGCTAGATACACTACTGCACTCAAATCAATGTATGACAACTTAGCAGGGTATCCTGTACAATACCAATATAACAGAGATCCTGCAACAGGTGGCCCGCTAATAACAGGAGGCAGTGGCGGTGCTGGCGGTGGTGCTGGCGGTCTAGGAGAAGTAATTGATTATCCTAACATATTCCATTTACTATTAGATGATGCGATGCTGGAGTTGTTAGACAAAGATGATGACCCGGTATCTAATATTAATAATCAACAGCCTGTGTATGATTATTGTGGTAACATTATCGGGTATACAGCAAATTATGTGCAACGTCCAATACAACAAAGTGCTGGCGCTGTGCCAGCAGCCCCGACATTACAAGACGGCACAGTATATCCTGGCTATCAAGCAGGTGGATTAACAACTGATACAAGTAGTGTTGCAGCAGGTGCAACTACCATCGGGACTGCTACCGCAACATCTTCTGATTCAAATGTAAAATATACTAAGTTACAAACAACAGATGCAACTGTTGAAACTGTTAAGTTTAGCAATGTTATACAACAACCCAGCGACGGCAAAACATGGTTCTTTACTATTGATGCACTTGGCGGCAATGACAGTGGCTCGTCGACTAGATGCGGATATAAAGTAGAGGGGGTTGTACAAAACATTAGCGGAACAAAATTTATTGTAGGAACAAACGTAACTACACTATTTGGATCTACTGGTGCGGGTTGGCTAGTGGATGCAGTAGTTGACAGTAATGTTTTTAGAATCAGAGTAACGGGTGCTGCAAGCACAACAGTTAACTGGAGTGTGAAATTGTCGATAGTTGAGCTATAAATACATAGTCGACAAAAAAATTATAAAACCGTGATTTAATGGTTGACAAGTAAGTCATCTTACTATAGTATCTTAGTATTAAGAGAATTATGGAGAGATGTCATGGCACATCATGAATACAATTTTTGGCACAGAAAGGCATAACATGAGATCAAAAGACACAGGCTCGGGTAGAAAAATTTTAGCTAAGGTAGAGGTTCCCCTTAGCGTCGAGGATATCACAATTTTTGCATTGCGATATCTTTACGAGGTAGGCGACGACGACCCACGAGACACAATCCTAACCAGTAATAAACGACAGATTTTTGCATTTGCAAAAGCAGCATTGTTTAGATGGGGATCAGAAGAACCAAAAGTGTTCATAGGCGATAAGCTCAATGGATCCTTTAAGTCGGTTGAAGCAATCGTACAGTATAAATTCCCGGAGTGTGATTAATGTCAAATGTAATTGACTTTCAGGCTAAGCGTGAAGAACGCAATAAAAAGGATCTAGAATACATCTCAATTGATAGTTTTGAAGCAACATTTGATATTGTTCATGATATTGATTATGATAAATTCTACAGTATGTTTACACAAGGAATGACAATTGAACCCTCTAAACCGAAACGATCGTAACACCCCGCAATCATTAATTGATGAGTTTCTAACCAACGGCGGCAAGGTAACCGTTTGCGATGCAGGCGCCAAAACAGAAAATGTTAATTATATTGGCGGTTTTTATGCCAAAAAGAAGAAAGCCAAAGAAGGCGAAACGTTCGACGAATAAGCAAGTTTCCGCTTATGTAAAAAATAGTAGTAGACATTACCCGTTGATTTAACTATAAGTATGTTACTAGTAAAGTATCCGTATTTTATTAGTCCGACAAAGGGAGAAGATAATGAAGATGTCTAAAATACTTGGCGTGGCCGGTTCAAGTGCGATTATTAGTGCTGCTACAGTTTTATACTTTACTGCACCAATCGTAAAGCCTGCAAACGCTGGTATCTCGCCAGAGATTGTGTACGTTGACAGAGTAGTCGAGAAAATCGTTGAAATACCTGTTAAAGTGATAGTTAAGGAAACTAAAACAACTTGGCTTGATAAAACATCAGAAGAAGATCTCAATTGCCTGGCGCAAAATGTCTACTTCGAATCACGTGGAGAAAGCCACATAGGCCAATCTGCGGTAGCTTGGGTTACTCTAAATAGAGTTGTTGATAAACAATTCCCTGACAGTATATGTGAGGTAGTTTGGCAAACAAATCAGTTTAGCTGGACTAATGATGGTAAAAGCGATAAACCCAAGGACGCTG